GGCGGCTGTTTCAGAATTTGTTATAACGAGGGAATCTTTCAACAAGGTATCAATAAGGGTATCAGCTCCTATTACAGGGGCTATATATTCTGTATCAATAAACGGTGTTCAGTACAGTTTTGCAAGTGTGTCCGATGATGAATTATCAATCATTGAAGGCCTGAGTAAAGCTGTAAATCCAGATGGATATAAGGTATCTGTGAATGAAAGCAATATTACATTGGATGTGATCAGTGAATCGGCATCAAGGAGTGGAATACTTGTGCTTTCTGACAATTTAACAACAGCAAGCGTTACAACACTTGCTGATTTTGCAACTATAGATTATGGAAAACTTATATTTCCTAACGGAACGATAACAATCATGATTACAAATATTAGCGGGTTCAATGCTGTTGAGAATTTGATTGCACCTACATACGGAAGGTTACAGGAAACGGATGTAGAACTTCGACATTCATATTTGGCAAAATCGGCTATTCGCTCTACAAGGATGATAGACAGTATTTGTTCTCAGTTAATAAATAATGTTCCGAATGTAGAAAGTGCAACAGGATATGAGAACAATACGGATGATACAGACGAGGAAGGAAGACCTCCGCATAGCGTTGAAATAATAGTAGATGGCGGAGATGAAACAAGTATCGCAAGTATTATTCTGGATAAAAAAGCTGCTGGTATTCAGACGTTTGGCTCTATTACTGTTAATGTTGCAACAGAGTATGGAGACTCCATTCCTGTAAGTTTCAATAGACCGGAATACATTTATGTCTGGATGAAAGTTACATTAGATGCAGACAAAGCATATCTTCCTACAAATTATGCAAACTTGGCGATAAATTCAATTGTCAAAGATGCTTCCAAATTACAGGCAGGTGACAATATGTTGTCACAGACATTCAATGATGGGATTTATTCGGCAGTGGGCGGTGTAACTTATGTAGATATTAAATGTGCTGCCACAAAAGACAAAGAGCGTATTCCGACCAGCGATGAATACACAAAGGTAAATATAAATGTTGAAAGCAGACAGAAGATTGTGGTTGCAGATACGAGAATTGAGGTGGTGTATAGTGGACATTCTTGATAAATGGTTGGATGATTTACCGCAACAGTTTCAAGGAAAGAAATACATAGAAGCCCTTATTTCGGTGTTCGCAAAGCAATTAGAGGACTTATATAAGGTATTCGAACAGCTTGATACAGAGACAGATTTAGATAGTGCTGTTGGTATGAATTTGGATATGGTCGGAGATATTGTGACACTTACACGAAAAGAAGCTGGTGTTCTTGCAGGTATTGATGTTGAGGATCCTGTTATTAGCGATGAGAGGTACCGCCAGTTCTTAAAGTATCAGATGCTGGTTAATACAAATGAATGTACCTACCATGACCTTATGGATGGATTGGCATTATTATGGGATGTATCTCCGATTTATTACAGAGAAGATCCAGCGCTTCCTGCTGTGATTATCCTCACAATGCCATTTCTTACACCAGGCGGAAAAGTTGTAACATTGGGTGAAGTTCCGATGGTAAAGCCGGCAGGTGTCAGAATTGAATTTGAGTATTATATCAAGGCTATCGTTGAGGTAGCCTTTAATTTTTGGATATCATCCTATGACGTACCGAGATGCAACACTATTGTTTGCGGCACACACCCAAAGAGAGCAACACTTGGAACTATTATTGAAGTTCGCTGTGAACAGGATGTGAATGCTTTGATAGCAGCTTTTGAATCAAGCAAAACAGGTACAATTCGGATAGGCGGAACTGCATATAATGCGACACTTGGACAATTACTTAAAAAGGATATAGAAATTGAGATTGACAGCAACCTACAAATCGTAGACTTTCTGCAGTCTGGACAAAGTGTGGCAGGATTGAAGCCAAATAAGGCAAAGAAGGGAATGATAATTCCGAAAGATATTCTTATCGATGGAAGCACATATTTACAGAAATACAACATGCCAGCTTCTGGCCGTCAAACATCTGGCGGTGGAGTGCTGGCTGATTCTTTATCCGTGGATGTTCAGAGCGGCATACAAGCTGAGGAAAATATAATGCTTGGAACATCAACCGAGATATATGCCTCGCCAGAGCACAAAGCTGGTAAAGCATATAAAACGCTTGCTGTTTCATCATCAGAAACAGAGGCAGATGTAAATGTATTCATTGCTTCGGCTACCATCAGACGATGTGGAACCAGAAGCTGTGGAAATAAAGAATAGGAGGTAGCAAGATGGGATTCTGGGAAAAAGATTTTCTCGACAGAAGACGGCAGGAATGGATGAGCTCTATTCATAAATTCCAGTACCAAGTAAATGGAAATTGGTATGATGCCAAAATCAATAGTAAGAAAATCACAGGCAACAAGATTGTTTTTATTGTAAGTTTGCTCACCACTCCCAAGACAGCCCACACAATTACCGGAATTCGCCTTTGGGACATTACCGGTCGCATTTGTGGAGGACTGGAAGTTGCTGTTAAAAGGACGGCAAATCAGGGTGTGTTAGCTAAATTTGAATTTCCAATTTACGAGAAAGGAGATGAATAGGGATGAATGTATTACCAGAATATTTGGAAGGCAACAGAACTGGCTCATACACACCAGAACAGTGGCTTGACGAAGTAAAGGACAAAAATTCGGACGAGATTATCCAGGAGGGAACTCCAATGGATGCCGAACACTTCAATCACATGGAGCAGGGCATTCATAACAACTCACTTATGTTGGCTCTTTTGTTAGAGAATGTAAAGCATACTCAGCAAAGCGTAGAGTCTGTTGATGGTGAGGAACTTGAAGTTACATTGACCAACACAAAGGATTTCTATTTTAATAATTCTGTTAAGACTGTGGCGCTTGCGAATATGCGTAGCACATTGGATTACAGGGTTATCACAGAAGTACAAGGCAATCCTGTAAATGTTGGCGATGTGGTTGTCTATGATAAGCAGGTGAATGGCTTTAAGATTGCTTTTACAGGCAGTGCTAAAAGCGTGACTGTTCGCTGCTTTGTACAGGGAGGAGGTACGGTGTAGTGGCAAATATCATTATTCATAGTGACGAAAGAAAAGCTGAAACAAACAGAACCCTTCGGGATTATGGTATTAATCCGGAACATGCAACCAAAGCACAAAGGGATATGGCGGATTGCGTAGCCCAAAAGACAGGCGAAGCCTGCAGAGAATTAAGGAGGTATGACAGATGAAAGTCGTAGAGGTAAATGTTGGAAAGAAAATTGAGTACAGTGTATCGAAAAATAAGATTACATTTGCTGATGAACTGATGCTCAATTGCGAAAAGTTGGAGAGAGATAATGATGAATGTGTTGACATTTGCATTGCAAAGAATGGGATGATTACTTCTGGCCAGCTTGGTGAAAAGTATGCAGCTCAAATTGAGATTCCAGCAAGGCAGTATGTTGAAAAGGAAGTTCCTAATCCAGATTATGATCCTGAGGTAGAAAACAGCAGCGAAACAATTATGGAAAGAACCCCTGTTCCATTCAATATGGCAAATGTTACGCTCAAATTATATGCAATCGAATAAGGAGGATTATTATGGGAAATTATGATCAGATGGCAGCTGCGGTAAGCGAGCTGTCAGGCGGAAAAAATGTGGTATTACTGGATGACATCGGAATGCCATCAATTTATGTAAGAATTCCAAAAGGAAAAAATTCAGAGCTTGTAAGCGGTCTTAGCGATAATGTTCATTATGCGTTTAATGTGGACAGTGTCGAGAAGACCGCTTTTTATTATTCCAAGTATCAGAATATTATTGTAAATGAAAGGGCATATTCTCTTGGACACAGAGATCCTGCAAATTCCATAAATTGGGATGCTGCAAGAAAGGCTTGCGAAAATAAAGGAGCGGGCTTTCACCTTGCAACAATGGCAGAGTGGGCTTATATTGCTCTCTGGTGCCGCAAGAATGGCACTATGCCACATGGAAACAATAATTACGGAAAAGATTCGGCTTATACACATGAACACGGCGAGGAATCTTCAAAGGATAGCGGAAAAACTGGAAGATGTTTTACCGGTTCTGGACCTGTAACATGGAACCATAACCATCACGGAGATGGCATTTGTGACTTAAACGGAAATGTATGGGAGTGGAATGCAGGCATGCGTCTTGTTGATGGAGAAATCCAGATCATTCCATACAATAATGCAGCGATGGGTAGCAAATGTGATATGTCGGCATCCTCTACTCTCTGGAAAGCAATTAAGGCGGATGGCTCGCTTGTAGAACCTGGAACAGCCGGAACATTAAAGTGGGATTGGGTATCTGGCAAAATTCAGCTTACTTCTGGTGCGATTACATATAAGACTGATAGCGGTGTCGGTGGGCCGTATAAAGACATGACACTTGCAAGTGGTCTTACTGCTCCGGAAATCGCCAAGATGTTATTGCTTTATCCGGACGAGCCTAATGGAGATTACGCAGGCGATTATCATTGGTTCAACCCTGTTGGCGAGCGTTTGCCGATTTGCGGGGGCAACTGGGGCACTGGTGCCTACGCTGGTGTCTTCTTCTTGAGCCTCGACCGTCCCCGCTCCCGTGCGGGCTGGTACATCGGTTTCCGCTCCGCTTTTGTTGATCTGTAATCTGTTGCACTGTAATCTGACTGAGGCTGCGATAGCAGCCTCTTATTTTATTTTTTACCTTGCAATAACGAAATACGATATAAAATAACAAATAAATCCGAAGCAGAACTATGTGTGGTAGAATGAAAAAAATATGGTATAGAGGGACTTTATGGAGGAATTAAAGATATTACAAAAGACCTTCGATATGATGAACTATGCTTATCCTGCATTGGCACAATATCCAAAGGGCGAGAAATTCGCCCTTGTTGTGGATATAAAGAGGTGCATGGATGTTATGTTGGAGAGGATTATCGAGGCCAACAAAAAGTATTATAAGAAAACCACACTACAGGAATTAGATGTAGAAGTGGAAAAGTTAAAGGCATATGTCCGATTGTCATATAACTTAGGTTTTTTACCTCCGAAAAAATATGAACAATGGTCCGGTCTGGTAGTTGAAATTGGCAGAATGGTAGGAGGCTGGATAAAGAGTGTAAGCAAGTAGGGTACGGAATACTGCGTTTGCCGATTTGCGGGGGCAACTGGAACAATGGTGCCAACGCTGGTGTCTTCAACTTGAACCTCAACAATCCCCGCTCCAATGCGAACTGGAACATCGGTTTCCGCTCCGCTCTGCCTTCAAGTCAGATGCTGCAGACCTAATGGGTGTGCAGTCAGTACAGAGGTGTAAAGGATTCCGTCTCCTTTGCTCTCGCAAAAAAATGTAATGGGCATGAATGCCGGTAGTAGTATAAGCGAATCCCGCAATGCTCTGAAAGGAGATAATATGTCCATTAAAAATGTGTATGCTCAAATCGTATCTTTTGATAATTTGCTACAGGCTGAGAAAGATGCCCGAGCAGGAAAAAGATATGAAAATGAGCAGATTGCATTCTGGGGTAACCTGGAAGATAATATACATTCGATATCCGAAAAACTTAAATGCCATAATTATCCGCCAGACATATACCATCATTTTTATGTGTATGAGCCAAAATTGCGAAAAGTAATATTTTCTGATTACACAACAAAAGTAATTCAAAGGGCAGCATACAATGTACTCAATCCTATAGTTTGTAAAGGGATGATTAGTGATACCTATTCCTGCATAGAAGATAGAGGACAACTTAAATCTATGCAGAGATTAGCAGGGTGGGTTGATTTTGTAGAGAAAAGCGGTGAACGTTGGTACTATCTGAAAATGGATGTGGAGAAATTCTTCTATCGAATGGATCATGAGGTGCTTATGAGCATAATCCGGAAAAAGATAGGGGACAAGGAAGCGGTTAGATTCCTTGAACATTATGTGTGCCATGCTTCCAGAGCATTTGGACTTCCGCTTGGAGTAAAGTCACCACTGGAAATATCGGATAAAGAAATGCTGTGGGATGTAGGGATTGCCATAGGTGGTGGATTGTCACATATGTATGGCAATATGTATTTAAACCCTATGGACCAAATGGCGAAGAGAAAAGAGGGCATACAGTATTATATTCGTTATATGGATGATGTGATTATTTTATCGACGGACAAGGAGTTGCTACACAGGTACAAGAATATGTTTTCTGATTTTTTAGGCGATGTTCTGAAACTTCGATTAAATAATAAAACAGCAATTAGACCTGTCTCACATGGCATGGAATTTGTTGGTTATACTATTCGCCCTTTTGATGTTCGATTGAGAAAAAGTACAAGCCTTAGAATGAAAAGGCATTTGAAAACAATACAGGAGCTTTATCGTGATTATGAGATAGACCTTGATAGAGCCCGCTCCACTCTTATGAGTTATAAGGCCTTGATGGACCATTGCGACTGCAGGGCTTTGGAAAAGAAAATATTTGAGGATTTTGTTCTTACGCACAATCCGAAGGAGGCTGATACAGAAAATGGATGAAGACAATATGTTAGAACTGCTCGAACTTTATATGGATATGGTTGAAAAACAGGATGAAATCATATACCGCCTTGGAAAAATCGTAGCCAGACAGGCAACGGATATTCAGCTGTTGAAAAATGACAGGGAATTTTCGGACGATAAACTGACGGAGGATACAGCAATTGTAGATGAAGTTATCGGGCAGTATAACGATATGAAAAGCGAATTAGAGCCGTAAGGCTCTTTTTTTATGCCCTTTGGAAGGAGGTGAGAGAACAATGGAGGATCCAATTACAAGAGCTGAGTATGAAGAATACCAAAAGCGAATGGAGCAGGAAGACCACAGGCAGAACCGACGGATTGAACAGTTGGAGGAAAATACCAAGCAGATCAACGCTCTTACGGTATCAATAGAAAAACTGGCACAGAGTGTTGAAAGCATGGTCAGGGAGCAGGAGGCACAGGGGAAACGTCTCGTGTCTTTGGAAAGCAAAGACGGAGAAATGTGGAGAAAAGTCGTTGGTTATGTAATAACTGCGGTAATAGGAATTGTCCTAGGATTTGCATTTACGCAAATTGGAATGTAACTTTAGTTGAGATTATTTATAGGAGGAATCATCATGAACATGGAATTTATTATTGCTAATGCGTCACAGTTACTTGTTGTAGTTGCGGTTATCTGTACACTGATTTCTGTAATTACAGAGTTCACAAAAGAGATTGGGATTCTTAACAGAATTCCTACATCTTTGCAGGTCTTAATCCTGTCAATTATAATTTGCGTCACAGCCTTTTTTGCATATATTTCATATGCGAAAATCACCTTCGTGTGGTATTACCTCGTGGCTGTAATTTTTGCTTCATTCATTGTTGCTATTGTTTGCTGCAAAGGTTGGGAATATCTGATTACTATTTGGAAAAGGTTCTATAAGCCGGAGGATAAATGAGAACGGTGATTATGGTCTACATAATCATTGCAATTTTAGGATTCACAGCAGGAGTGATTTTGCTTTGCAGGGCAATGTATAAATCTATATCCAAAAGACACACAGAGAATACACCGGGGATAGTAATATTCCCGGTATTTCTTGTGTTAGCATCAATAGCATGGCCGCTGTGTCTAATTGCACTTTGTGTACTGACCATAAAAGAATTGGATAATGAACAAAATAACTATGATCAAAGAGATTTGTAGGAGGAACACATGAAAGAACAGGATTTTATTCAGAAAATATGTGGATATGCGATAAGTGATATGAAAGAGAACGGAATTCTCGCCTCTGTCACGATTGCTCAGGCTATTCTTGAAAGTTCCTGGGGCACATCTGAATTGGCGAAGAAAGCTAACAATTACTTCGGCATGAAATGCTCTCTGAGCAGCAACTCGTGGGGAAGTGTATGGGATAGAGTATCAAAATACACGAAAGTCACAAACGAGCAGGATGAAGCCGGAAAAATTTATACTATCAAAGCGGATTTTAGGGCATATCCAGATATAGAAATGAGCATAAAGGACCATTCAATGTATCTTGTTGGTGCTATGAATGGAACGGAGCATAGATATTGTGGTATCGCAAATGAAAAAGACTACAGAAAAGCGGTTGAAATCATTAAAGCTGGAGGATATGCCACAGATCTAAATTATGTGTCTAAGATTTGCTCAATCATAGAGAAATATGAATTAACACAGTATGACGAAATGGAGGAATTGAATATGGGAATTGAAATCAGAAAGCAGATTGCAACAAATAGTCCCTGCAATAAAACGGGAGATGAAATTACTGTAAAGGGCTCTATGTTACATAGTGTAGGGTGTCCGCAGCCTAAGCCGGAAGTATTTGCAAAGATTTGGGAGACTTCTACAGGAGCCTGTGTTCATGCAGTTACAGGCGCTGACGCTTATGCAATTCAGTGTTTACCTCTTTTCCCGGAGCGGAAAAAGGCTAGAAGAGGATGGCATGGAGCAAGTGGAAAGAATGGCAGTGTCAACAACACACATTTATCTCTTGAAATGACAGAGCCGGCTACAATTAAGTATGTGGGAGGAGCTACATGGATTGAGACAGGAGACGGAAGCAATACCAAGAGACATGTCCTTGCAACATATGCGAATGCAGTACAGGTATTTGCTAAATGGTGCAAGGAATTTGGGCTAAATCCATTGGAGGATGGTGTAATTATCTCACATCATGAGGGAAATCAGAGAGGTATCGCAAGCAATCATGGGGACGTTGAGCACATTTGGAACAAGTTCGGACTTACTATGGATCAGTTTAGAGAAGATGTTAAGAAAGCCATGGGAGGACAGACGATTGACACAGTGCCAGATGCGCCAGTAGATAACAGCAGCGATGATACAAGTTCACAGGCTGTCAATCCTTTGAGTGGTTCTGTGAAGATTATTTACACAGGTGATGATGGACTTAATGTAAGAAAAGCACCTTGTATATTAGACAAGTATGTTGATCATGTTGAACATGCAGGCACATTCACTGTGGTTGGTATATCAGCAGATGAAAAGTGGTACAAGTTAAAGAGCGGGCTTTTTATCACAACCATACCTGAATATGTATCATTCAAAGCAACATCGGAGCAGAAGCAGCAGACAGCAGGCACAGGATATTACAGAGTAAGAAAGAACTGGGATGATGCGGACTCACAGATTGGAGCATTCAAGAATCAGAACAATGCCATTGAATTATGTAAGCAGAACAGCGGATACAAGGTATTTGATAATGATGGCAATGAGATCTATCCTTGCATCAAAGATGATGGTACTCCTTTTAAGTTCCGGGTGACAATTCCTGATCTCAGAATCAGAAAAGGACCAGGAACTACTTATGATTACTGGAAGAAAAATGGAAGTCCGGAATATACTGGTAAAAATGTATTTACAATCATTGATACAGCTGAAGGTCCGGGAGCTAAAGTCTGGGGATTATTAAAATCGGGAGAAAAAGACAGAGACAGATGGATTTCTCTTGATGAAGATTATGGAAACAGACTGTAATAGTCAAGACGGGCAGTTGCTCCATAACCTATACCGATAAGATATAACACAATTCGCTATAAAATAACAAACGACACAAAAAGATGTCAGAAAATGCTATTTTATAACGGAAGGAGCAACGACGTATGATAAGAATTTTACTATCTACAAAGCTCGGCGAAATGAAATGGAGTCAGGCGGATCTGGCCAGGGCAACCGGAATCAGACCCAACACCATCAGCGAATTGTACCATGAGTACACAGATAGAGTGAATTTGGAACACCTCGACCTAATATGCGAGGCTCTACATTGCGAACTCGATGAACTGATTGTTAGGGTGCCAAATGATTATGCGAAGATTACCCACACCAGATCCGGCTCCTTGATTTCGTCAGACAAGTAGTGCTGCAACACTGCTGTCATAGAGAAAGACGTTCAAGGACCGAACGTCTTTTTTTATACCACAATATTTATCTGCATTCAATGGTATTTCTATCCAATGAATTCTCAAATAGTGTTAAATCAAAATTGTTATCAATGTATCCCTGTCGGATAGTTTCTATGTAGGTCAAAGATGGTCTTCCGGGTGTACGCTGTTGGTTCATAATATAGACCATAGCTCTTTTCTTTTTCCCACCAATATCGACCATTACATTCTGCTTATAATAATATCGGGGATATCCTTCATATATATCTAATCTTTTCTCGTCTTCTGGTTCAATATTCCATAGTAGAACAGGAACATATGAACCATGCTTTTTGGCTATTGTTGCGTGCGAATTGGTTGCACTGCCTCTATATAAAAGTTCCCAGTTAGTTAATTGTCCAGTGCCATAAATACTCGCAGAGGGGCATCTATAAGCCATCTGCTTTAAGTTGAGATTGCTTCCGTATGCTACATACAATTTTCCCATATTATTCTCCAATCTCCCCGTTGTGCCGGTAGGTCAGCGCTTTTTACTAAGCTGCTCGACAAGTCATTCCGGCAGCTTTTTTAAGTGGTGTCATAAGATGAAGCCTGCATGTTTTAAATTCGTCTCCATAAAGTCCGAGGCGGTGAGTGAGAATGTTTCTCATAATTGTAACTTTCTGCTCTGGTGTGTATCCATCCATTGAACGGAATACGATTTTTTCTTGTGAAGTGATAGCCCATGCAGATACCGCCAAACAAAACTGTATGTAGGCCTTGATTTTTCCTGCGTGAAGTGTGCTGTTGAAAAGTCTGAATTCCACTGTACCCTTGGTGAAGAAAGAATGGAGATTTACTCCATGATATCTTGTGGAATTGTAATGCTGATGATCGATTCCGCCGCAATAACCATCATTTGCTCTGCTATACCAGACTTCTTCGGCTTTTTCTTTTGTAAGATTCTTATCCTTTTTCATGGCATCAAGTAGCGTTTTGTTAAGTTTGTGGCACCAGCTACTCTCACGGTCTCCGATTTGGAGTGCTTCGTAAATCAGATCCTGTCTGGCTGTCATAAAGTTAACTAATCTTCTGAGAGATACTGCTGTATGGTTTGCACCATCGACATGGATATGAATACCGCAACTGCTGTGAGCCTTTGCTCCGTTCTCTCGGAGTTTTCGTATGATGTTTTGGAGAAGTTCAATGTCGGAATAATTGAGCGGCGGTGTTACAAATTCGACTCTGTATTCATCAAGAGGCTCGCTTGTATCATCGTTTCTTATTGGTGTGATAGATGAATCTCTCATAATTTTCCATTTGCGAGCTGCCTGATCAGCAATCGTGCGTGTGTGGTAGCAATTTGATTCTGGATGAGAAGGTGTTGTTCCAAGAACTCCGGCAACGAGACGAGCTGCTTTTTCTCTTGTAATACCTGTCATTTCAACTTCAACTCCAAACTTCTGGTTCTTAATCATATTGTACCTCCATTTTCATAAAGAAATGTTCTAACG